ATCGACCACGGGGTGTTCCCTCAGTCTATACGAGTTATCCTGTGTGCAAGCCCAAAACTAGGTGACGCTGAATTTAAGGCGAATTATGATTTATTCTTAAATGAGCGAACCTATCAGATTGCCAATAAAAAAGACCCTGTTGGTTTAGTACCGTGGTTAGGTCACAAACTAGGCCGTATAACTTACGTATACTTAGGGTTTCTACCTAGACACCGTGTTGTACATTATATTAAAAACATAGAGGGTGATAATGCGAAGTAAGGTATTTAGTGTAGTCGTTGTACTGCTTATTTTTTCTCACTGTTCCCCCGTTTTGGCTAGTAGTACCTGTCAAAATAACTATATCCGAGCAATGTACCCTCATTGGGGTAAATCCCCCGTAGAAGGCTTTAAAAACGTCAGAGAGTACGTTATTTCTAAGCAGATAGTGACAGGCATAAAGGTGGTCAATGGTAAAGTTGTCGCGGGCACTTTCTATGACCCTTATTCTGGGTCACTCTACGACTTTCAGCGCGTCAAGGTTCATGTAGACCATTTTTGGGCGCTGAAATATATCCACGAGAATGGCGGTGCGTGTGCTACACCAGAACAGCGCAGAGCTATCGCTAATGACCCTATAAACCTAGTTGCTACTCTAGCAAGCGCTAACATAAAAAGGTCATACAAAGTGGGTAGTTTTCTGCCTGCTAATGGCGGTTACTGGGGACGTTACTTAGCCAAAATGAAGGCCGTACCTGAGAAGTACACTTGGTTAACGGTGACAGGTGGTACGATAAACCGCTTCAAAGCAGTCAAAGATAAAGCACATCAAATACGCAACGGTGTGTTCATTGATAAACAACTAAACTGGTTTAAACGCTTTTTACTTTCTCTTTGAGCATATTAAGTATTGTTTTCTGGTCAGTACACCGACCCTCTAGTACCTCAACCATGACTTCATCTACAGTGCCTTCAATAATGATACGGTGCTGAATTACTGTCTTAATTTGCCCTTGCCTGTCTAGTCTCTTGTAGAATTGGTAGTACAGCTCATACGACCAAGTTAGTCCATACCAAGCGATAATGTGCCCCCCTGCTTGGATATTCAACCCATGGCCTGCACTGGCGGGGTGAGCTAGCAAAATAGGTATCTCGCCTCTATTCCATCGTTCTACTGCATTTTTACTGTCTAGTGTCTCTGCATTTTTAAACCGCTTCAATATACGCTCTTTGTCAGACTTGAACGAGTAGGCCACCAACACAGGCGCTCCTGCTGACTCCTCGATAACGCTCTCAAGCACGTCTAGTTTCAGAGAATGGACTTCTTCATACGTCTGTTTATCATCGACATAGATAGCTCCGTTTGCAAACTGGTTTAGTTTGGTGGATAGTGCTGCTGCTGACTGAGCCACCACGGTGTTGTTTTCAAGCTCTAAAATACACTCTTTACTCAGCTCTGCATACTGCTTCTTCAGGCGCTTAGGTAGAGGCACTACAATGTCATTGTCTATCCGCTCTGGCAGGTCTAGGTAGTCTTCAGCGCTCATATACATGCACTTGTCCTGAATACGCTCTTTAATCTCTTGTTCAGTGCCTTTCAACGGGGTGAATTTGTAACCCATGTAGTCTGACTCAAAGAACCGATCAGAAAACCCATTAAATGACTTACCTAGACTCTCGCCCATATCCAAGCAGTACAACTGTGCCCAAAGGTCTCTAAGCCCCGCAGAAGAAGGCGTAGCTGTCAGCCCTAGCACTCTTTCTACTTTATGCCGTATGCGCTTGAATGCTTTGAATCGTTTGGCTTTTGGTGACTTCATTTTAGAAAACTCGTCAAATACAACGGTGTCATAGTCAAAGTCTGTGTTCTCTATCAACCATACAAGGTTCTCGTAGTTAACTAGGTATACCTCTGAGGTTGATTTTATGGCTTTGATACGTTGTGCGGGTGTCCCTAGCACCTTTGAGAACGTCATATCTTGCGAGTGTTGCCACTTTACTGCTTCCTGCGCCCATACTTCGTCACATACCCTTTTTGGCGCTACGATAAGCACCCTAACAGCTTCAAAACTGTTCAGTAGGTCTGTTAGGTAGGTTAAAACACAAACCGTCTTACCTAGCCCACAGTCTAGGAACAGCGCGGCCCCCTCTTTGCCTTCTATGAACTCTACTGCTTTGTTTTGGTATGGGTGGAGATTACTTCTCTTTAGCATCGAAAACCTTTTTTCCTTCAGGGATGCTGTCAATTACATGCACCTCAAACCCTAAGTCTTTTAATTTATTAATCATGTATACCTGTAGTTTACGTGGTTTTTTACTAGGTGCTTTAAATTCTATGAATAAAATACGCCCGCCTGAGCCTAGAAACATACGGTCTGGGAAACCGCGTATACCAAACGGGTTTATCTTTATCGCCCACCACCCAAGCGTAGTCGCATGGGCACAGGTGGACTTCTCTATTTTGGACTCTCTCAAAACAGTACGTCTACAGGATGCTGAGTGCCTAGTATAGACAAGTGGTAGTGGTACTCTGTCCCTGACTCACCTTCTGTCTGGAAAGGGAACAGCCCGTTAGGGTCGTCAGCCATTGGTCTGGGGTCGAACATAATCACCCCATTTTTATACAGGCAACTGTGTCCTATTCTACCGTTTCTATCTAGCGTACCTGACACTATGCAAACAGCCTCAGGGCTTAATCGTTGGCGAAGAAACTCTTTAACCTCTGCTCGCTTTGGCATACTAACTATCAAGTCCACATCGAAACAAAACCACCCTTCCTTAGATAAATAAGTGTGGACTGAACCAAAAGCCTCGTGTGTGTCTATGTCTTTATCGAAAAAGTGAGGTACAGTTTCTATGTCGTGCCCCGTCACTGACGCGATACATGCCCTGTGGCAATCCCCATAAGTTTCAGGAGGGTTATGCTTAATTATCTGTTTTTGTAGTTTCATCTTCATTCTCCTTGTCTTTAGGTACTGAGTTTAAGTTGTAGTCGATAGCAAGCTGAACTTGGTTCATATCCACAATTTCATACGTGTATTTAGTACCGTCGTCTGCCAAAGTGTAGTCTTTGTGTCTGCTTTCGTCATACGGGACTTGTCGCACGTCCACATAGAAAGTCTTTGGTTCAAAAGGGAAGCGTACTGGTTGACTAGAGGTAATACCCTGCACCGACCCAGTGAAACTATCCCACTCTTCTTCACCTTGGAAAACTATTGTGTTGTTATAGTGCGCGGTAGATAGCCTACCATCATTCATAAACACACTATACTTTCTCTTATTTTGGTAAACCTGCTCGCCTTCATGTTCGTAACAGTGACCCCACTCGTCCTCACTGCCTGTGAGAGGCGACAATGTGTCGTGCAAACATAACTTTTTCACTGCGTTTGCGATAGCGCCCGCAGTGAATGGTGCAGACCCACCCGACTGACCGCTCTTACCGAACTTCTCAACTAAGGCCAGTATCTCTGCCTCAAACTCCTTAACAAGGTAGTCATCTGATAGTTTACCTAGCTCTACTACGGCTTTATGGTAAGTGTTGCTTTTCTTAAATTTACGTTCTTCCCAGTATTTTACGGCATAAAACTTATACTTAATTTTCTGAATAAAAGTTGGCTCGTCTGCTGTTCCTACACTGTTAACGTTATTCATTTTCTATATCTCTCACTTTCGTAGCCTTCTGCATCTACAGGCAACCCATTCGCCCATTCTGGTAGTCGGCACATTAATTTTTCAAACTCGCTTACACTGCCGTAGTCGTTATCTGACAAGGCGATAAGTTCATCATGTACGGATAAGATTACCTCGTACCCGTGTTCTTCTACTCGCAACATGGCTTCTGCCATAATGTCACGAGCTACTGCCTGCGTAATGTTCTCTGCCAATTTGCCCCCGTAGGTATGCTGTCGCATGAACCCTCTGGTGGTATTGGTCTCGTACACTACCTGCATCTTTTTAAAACTGCCCTCGCGCAGTCTAGGATTGTAGTAGGCTAGTCTGCGCCCGCTCGGTAGTGTGCAGTAAAGAAACCTACCGTGGTGTTTAAACGATACGTTTTTAACCCTGTGTACTGAGCCTTTTTCTACCACTGCATCTACTGCTGCTGCTTCTAGTGCGTACCAGTAGCTGACAATTTTCTTGTTTGAGGCGCGCCATGCTTTTTTAATCGAGTCCGCTTTCTCTTCTGGTATTTCCACGTTGTAATTCTTAGCCATAGCCTGAAACGCTACTGCGCCACCTTGGTATCCAAGCGCCAAAATAGCCGTCTTACCGACGAAACGTTGTTCAGAGTCTACTTGTTCGTATTTCACATTATAAATACCTGACGCTGCGTGTTTGTAGACGTCCTGCCCGCTTCTAAACACGTCCAACACGTCTTCTTGACCTGCAAGCCATGCCAGTACCCGTGCTTCGATAGCCGAATAGTCGGCTACGATAAAACGCTGACCTTCAGGCGCTTTAACCATGCCTCGGATACACGACGATAGTGCCCCCATGGTGTCGTCATACAGGGCGCTTAACCACTCGTTATCTTCTGTTGGTATCTGGGATATGCAGTAGTCGATATCTTTAATAGTCGGTCTTGCTAGATTTTGGAAGTTAACCCCTGTTGACGCCCATCTACCTGTAGATGCACCATGGTACTTCAGTACACCATGGATGCGCCCGTTAACTTGGCGACTTAACATCGCTGTGTACTTCTTAGGTGCAGCACTGGCGAGTGTGAGTTTTATACCTATTGCTTCTTTCAATAGTTCCGCGTTTCTAAGTACGTTAGGTGCTATGTGTTGCCCTACCGCGTGCGCTTCTTCTTTTAGTAGCGCGTCCTGTGACTCGGCTAACTCTCTCAATGTCGCAGCTTGCGTGTTTTCTACATTGACATACTGCTGAACCCACTCTAGGAACTGCTTACGTGAGTTAGGGTTATCAAGCCCTGTCAGGCGCTTTAGGTAGTCAAATTGGGCGTCGTATTCTTTCTGGTAGGTTCTTTGCGCTGACTCCATGGTAGGTACGTCTACGGGTACGCCTCTAGCGTTGATTACTTGGTCTAGCATCCACACTTTCTGCTCTGTAGCGTTTAGCTTTGGTAGTTTGGCATGTATCGCCATCTCTGAGATAACGTCCTGTCTGCAATACTCGTAGAACTCTTCAAGTAGTTCAGGGTCTCTACACCGTTCACCTTTGCGCTGTGGCTTGCATAGCTTTTGTATGAGGTACTTACCACGCTTATCTTTGGCTTCGTCTGGGTCAACACCTAGCGCGTCACCGCACTTTCCTAGTGCCCATGGTAGAGACAATGCAGCAGCACTAGCAGCCGTGTCTCTGAACCTGCTTATGTCTATGAAACCTAGACCTAATACATTTTGGATAATGCAATACTCAAAAAATGAATTCCAAGCGTTAACTTCAGTAGTTACGTTTAGTTCGGCTAGTACGTCCCAAGTGGCATCATAACCTGTTGTCAGTGACACTTTTTCCCCTTGGGAATATGCCATACAGATAACCTCTGTTGACGGGTGACATGAGTACGCCCATGCGCCTACTTTCCGTAGGTCGGCTTCACTGTATGTCTCGAAGTCGATATGTATTGCATTGCTGTTTAGTTGTGGCATGGTATTGCCTCAACTTTGTCTTCTTTAATTGTTAAGTGTTCTGGTCTAGTATCTATCCACCAAGTGCTATTGTGAGAATCTATCATGCCTCCCGTGCCTGTAGTCACTACCCCCGATACCTCTAGTTGAAGTACACAAATAGGCTTTTTAAACATTTTCTTTACAACTCTGTGTCTGGTTCTTCCTGTTAACTTATCTCTTGTCACTTTGCTACCCTCCTACAGGTTAGTAAATAAAGGGGCTTTTGCAGCCCCTTTACTTGTTTCACTTTAGACTACTAATCGTCACCATACATATCGTCGTCTTCGTCTTGGTACTCGTCATCATCATAATCATCGTCTGGGTTAGAACCCCCGCCACCAAGCGGTTCGCCTTTACCTAGAACCTGAAGACTGTTGAACCAGAACGACACGCCTTTGTTGCCTTTGACATCGTAACCGAAGCCGTTTGCGCTAACTCGGCAGTAGTCGCCTGACTTGAACTCGCCACTGTCTAAAATTTCTTCACGGTCTAAGTCAACAATAGGGAACTTGTCATACGACTTAATGTTCATTATCCAATTGCCTTCGTAGATACCGCGATTCTCTTTTTTAAGCATCGCATCCGACAAGTCATCATCGTCGTCACCATCTTTTAACCACTTGTTCATGCGGTTTTTACTTGGGATTTTGTCACCAAACTTCTTCTTCAACGCTGCGTCTGAAGCTGCTTTTAAGTCAGCCAAGAACTTCTTGGTTTTCGCACCGTCTTTAGGGATAAGTAGCATGATAGAGTATTCCATCTTGCCTGACTCGTCGTTAAGACGTGGCTTGAACACGTTAGCATACGAAGCGCGCGCTTTAGGAGTGATGATCTGTAATGGGTTTTTCTTTGGCATAATTTTTTACCTGTATTTAATTGTATTACTGTTAAATTGTATTTTGTTACTGCATCGAGGTACTGCTGTTAATCGTCGAACATACTATCCCCCTCAGCAGTGATGCCGTCGTCATAGTCGTTTTCAATGTCACTTTTAAGCGCAGGTCGCTTGTCTGACGCGATAGCCAGAGTAGGCTTGCCTTCAGGCTTAACAATCAAGCCTTTCAGTAGTTTGTGGTCTTTACCTAACACTTTCTCAGCCTGCGCAGGTGAGATGAACTTCTTAGTGTAGATGTCTTCCGTCTTGATGCTTCGCGCCTTCTTGAACTTCTCTTCCGTCGCTTTTGGGTCTGCCCATTTACGGATACTGCGCCCTTCTACTAGCTTGTGGTTAGGTACGTCACGTCCTGCTTTAAGCTCGTCTAATGCGTAGCCTTGCACCGACTTAGCCCATGAGATAAGCACGTCTAGGTGCGGTAGCAGTGTCGCTATTTCATCGTTAGATAGAAGCCCCATATCCGCTAAGTCGTCACTGGAGATAGTGTCTGCGCGTTTCTCATTTACTACTTCATAAGGTACGTTCTCAAGCACTGATGAATCGCCCGTGCCTGCTTCTGCGTTCTCTTGGTCTGCTTCAATGAAGTCTGCCTTGGCAACCGATAGAGCATGGTTTTTAAGGGCAGGGCACACTGGTTTAGCAGGACACCACTGACACGCTTTGTCAGACGGGTTAAAACACGTCTTACCTGAAGCTAGGGTGTCTGCTGCTGTTTTCACAGTGTCTGCAAAGGTGAGCAACTGATCTAGTGGTACATCGTAGCTGTCGATGTGGTCAAGCCTAGGCTGTACGATAGTCACACGGTATGTATGTGGTTCATACATGAACTCATACTCTGCCATTGCGCCCATTGCGTAAATCATGGCCTGACGGTTTTTCTCTGCGTAGACTTTGATGCCTTTACCGAATTTTAAGTCGATAACATGACACACTCCGTCGTCGGTCAAGATAACCGCGTCAGACGTACCAAAGCCTTCAGGTATCCACTGCGTTAAGTCAAAGCGTTGCTCGACTAGCAGCTCGCCCTTAATACTCCTAACGAAGTCTAGGTACGCCTGCACACCTTCAACCATCTCGTCGTCTACTCGGCATAGGAACTTAACGGCTACGTCCTTAGGCATCTCTTGGGATATCATGTCGTTATGGGTCTTTCTGTCCTGCCAGTACCAGAAGTCGTGATAGTCTTGAGCGTGTGTTTCTGCTTTTAAGCATAGTTCAGCTACATAGTGCGCTGCTGAACCATACAATGCGTATCCATTAATTGCGTCTGGGTCTTGGACAATTTTTTCAGCGAGCGCTACCGACCCTGAGCATGTCATCCATCTGTCCGCAGACGATGGTGACAGCTTTGCATGTTGTAGTGCGTCTGTTTGTTCGTTATTCATTATTCGCCTTCCGCAAGCGCAGTAAGTGCTTTCATAACTGAAGCGTAGTCTTCAACCGCAATTTCACCGATTTTCTTGGCGTTATGGTCTTCAAGTACCTTCTTAACTTCACCGCGACCTGCCACTTCTGCTGCTTTTTTCATCGCATCAAGTACGTCGGACTTCTCAAAATCACCTGAAGCTGTTTGTTCTTTTTCTTCTTTAGGCGCTTTCTTAGCTTTTGACGGCTTTTTAACGGGTGTTTCGTCAGCTTTATTACCTGCTGTTTTGTCAGAATCTATGACGTTTACTGGTTCTTGGCCTCGCAATAATGCTTTGGTGTTTGCCTGTGTCGCTTCAGTATTTGCCTGAAGTGCCTCGATGTGTTGCTTTAATAGCGTTTCAATACTCATGGGTTTAGCCCTCGTTTTATGGTTAATTAAATTGGTCTTCTAACCTGCTTATCAGAGCAAGCAGGTTATCTATTTTTGCGTAATAGTCTTCATGGGGGATGCCTTTCAGCGCCTCTAATTCTGATGTTGCCCCTCTAGCCTCTTTACTGAACTCCTCTATCTTTGCGTCATAGTATTCAACAGTGCTTCGTTCATAATCTAGTTCATCTTCTAAGTCTGAAACCTGATTTTCTAAGTCTGTTTCATTACCTAGGAAAAGACTGCGTAGTTCCTGTTCTTCAAAAGGAGATACCTCTAGTGCTGCAAGTATTTTCTCTAACACTTCGCCATGAGATACGTTACCTACTATGTATTTCTTAGTCATTGAACATCTCCATTATCTCTCTGGCTTCGTTTTTGATGAAGTTAGATGTAGCCAAGAATTCGTCCATAGGAACTACGCCTATGATGAAGGAAGGCACTGAATCGCGTCTTAGGTCTGTTTCAGGGACAGTACGCACTACGCTGACTACCTCGAAAGAGGCGTTAGGGTCTACTTCTATACCTTTACCTACTCTGTCGTAGTTCATGCCTACTGGCACTAAGACACGCTCCCCACCTTTGAGCTTAATACGGTATTTAGGATACAAGTAGTGATACACCTTACCGTTGCCTCTGCCGAAAGATACCTCGCAAACTCCTATTATGTCGCTGTTGTCTAATACAGCCTGTTTAAACGCTTCTGCTTTATTCATAAATCACCTATATACCGTCTTTAATGCAGTCTTTAATGCAGTCTTGAGCCAAGTAGGTAAATACCATGGCGAACACTGCGAACACGAACACTACGGCTGTCACCATAGCAACAAAATCAGAATCGCTTTTCTGCTCTTTCTTACTTTTTTGCGTACTCACAGCACCTTCCCCGCGTCGTTAAGCACTGGTACATCGTTAGCTCTAGCCCACTCAACGTATGGGCTTGATTCGTGTACGCATTGATTTTTAATAAGGTGGGTTCTAGCTGTTTCATCCATATCACCGAAACAAACGTTTTGCTCAAACATTACATCCCAAACAAACCCCTCAAGAGACTCGATAAACGAATAGTCGTCTAGCACTTGTGGCTTGTTTAGGCGGGGTCTACAAAACTCCATTTCGGTTTGAGTGTGATTTTGAAATTCAAGCAAGAATGGAAGTGAGTCAAAATAATCCACTGATGCAATAGCAGCAGTAATAACAAAACCTTTGAAATTCTTACGTGAAGAAAACTCCATATCAAACCCACTACCCACAAAAACGCTTAAATCTGGCTTATTCATTTTATCACCTTGTACTGTGGGTCAGAGCAATAGGTGTACTTGTCTGAGAAGTAACCTGTCGCGTTGCATGTAAACTTAACGTGCAGTCTGAAGTCTTCTGCTTCCTGACTACCCGCCCCAAACTCTTCTTGGATGGCTGTATCGCGCTGTGCTAGGCAATCGCAGTCTGAACCATCTACTGAATCTACTATATTGGTACTGCTCAAAGGCGTATTGCTTAACGCCTGCTCAAGTGTAGGAGGTGTCACTATGTCGTCTTTTTCAGGTACGTCTGCCATGGCGATAAAACAAGCCAAAGAGAAGCCTAGTATTTGGGCGGAATTGTTCATAGTAGACCTCCGCCTGTACCTAAGGACGCAATCAGCTTTTCTAACTTCAAAATCTGGTTAGGTTTTAATGCTGTTTTTATGTCAGAAACCCTGTCAAAAATATCCCGTGCTATGTCCATAATTTCACCGTTAACGTAGGCGTCAGGCTCTTGTCTGATAAACATATAGGCGTCTAGTGCGTCGGCCACCATAAAAACTAATGCGTCGTTGTCGCCTAGCTCAGACAAGGACAGCCCCTGCTCTAGGCGTAAGTAGTATCTCTCGTTATTCTTGAGTCTGTTGTAGTCAATAAAGCGGGATTTTTTCGCAGGGTGGGGGATGTCTCCTGTAATGAACTCGGCAGTGTCGTGGTATAGGCAATACTTCAACGCTTCAAGGCTCAAGTCAGGCTTAATATAAAGCGCGATAGTAGCAACGTTAAACTGATGCTGCGCATTATTCTGAGTCTTAACGGTATCTATAGTGTGCCACCGTTTTACTCGTGAACCGCGCAGGCGGTCTTGTAGTGTTCTTAATTGCTCTGACATTTCATTAGCCCCTGTTAAATTGTATCACTGTATAAACTGTATCGTGGGGTCTCTCCCTCCTGTCACTAGTTGAACTATTTATCATCTGTTCGCAGGCTACTAATCTACAGTTTTTTCGCCTACCTCAGAGTTTAGCCTTGTCCGTCTAGTCGTCAGCTATTTCTGATACACTTTGTTTAAAAACTCTGTGTATGTCCCGCATTATGACAGGTTGGAAAGGTATGTCAACAAAAAAGTAGAAAAATCTACAAATTAGTAGAAAGGTATGCTATCGTCCCCTCATTGAAACACAAATATATATAGATGATAAGAGCAATGACAGACAAAAACGAATACTGGTATCGTGTGTCCTTTGGTAGCATTAAGAAGGTCAAGGTGGATAACGTAACCGAGAAGATGGTTTTCTTCTCTAACAGCCGTGGGTATGGTAACAAAGAAAAGAAAAAATCTTCATACGCGGACTGGTTCAAGACGTTTGAAGGAGCTAAGGCGCACACTCTTTTATGCGCTCGGAACAAAGTATACAGTTTAGAGGTTCAACTCGAAAGCGCTCGTAAAAAGCGAGACGAAGCAAAGACATTGACGGAGGAAGATTGTGTCAACAATTACTGATTTAAACGGCAAAGACTTTGCCTACTACTGGAAGATTCTAAACGCAGAGCAGAAGCAACAGCTAGCTGAAGACTCTAAGATTGATTACAAGGTACTGAGCCGTATTGCGAATACAGGCGGGGTTGGGTGGTCTACCATTCAAACTCTGGCGCGGGTGGATGCTAATATCACCTTTGAGATGTTCGCAGACACTAACGTATTTAAGGTGGCGTACTGCCTGTCTTTATCTGATGACCCTATCGAGATAGAAGTCGTCGCTACAACAGCACAGTCCGCTAGTGACTTAGTGTTAGGCATGCACGCTTCGCCTTGCACTATCAAAAGCGTAAAGTTCGTTCGTAAATTCGTATCTGAGGAGGATTAAAATGTCAAATAATATCGACTATGAAAAAGTATCAGGCGCTACTGCCGATCTGCTTGAGAAGCTAGAAGAAAGCTCTATGGCGCTGATAAAGCACGACCAAGAGGTTCGCCTAGTAAAGAATAAACTTTCAGTAGTGCGAGGCGAGCGACTTAGTGATATCGTAAAAGAACATTCCCCTTTTGAGATAGGTACTATACGAAAAGCTACGGTTCACCCGCATAGAGGTAGAGATATGGTCGTTGATAAAGTGTCCTATAATGAGCAATTAGCTTGTTTCGTTGCTAGAGGAAGGATACTACGCAAAGACGGGAGTAAAGGCGCTAGATGGGGGAAGAAGATTATTTTTGCGCCTTGGGCTAAATTCTAAAAACGGACTACTATAGGTAGCCAACAACAGAGGAAATTAAAATGTCAAAAACTAAGCGAATATTGACCGATGCAGGGCTAGAAGATACATACTGGGGCAAGGCTATTATTCAAGCTCAGGAGGACGGGGCGTTCACTCCTGAGCTGTCAGAGGAGTCTGGAAACTGGACTACTTGCGCCTGCGGGAAACAGAGCGATATGATACCTAGACAACCAGACGGGGGCGCACCAGTAGATAGTATACTTCTAAAGCTAGGGGTTCTTTTCTGTGACTTTGTGGGGGATAACGCCTTCACTAGGTCTGCGGAAACACTGGTTAAAATAGAAGAACGTGCGACGGAGGTACTGAAAGAGGTGTACTCGGAGGTGTCAGATGTCAACAGCTAAACAGATACTAACGGACGCAGGGCTTCAGGACTCACACTGGGGCAAGCGGATTATTAAAGCTGAAGAAAGAGGGTACTTTTATGTAATTGATACTAGAGAGGCGCAGAAGTGGCAAACATGCGCTTGTGGTAAACAAGACCCAAGGATACCTAGACGGGATAGTAAGTATGAAGGTAGGGTAGGTGCGCCTGTAGACGCAGAGTTACTTGATCTAGGGCTAGACTTCTTTGGCGCAGTAGACAGCCAGTTATTTATGCAGTCGGCAGAGGTATTGGTGGAAATAGAAAAACGCGCCTCTGAGATACTAGCTGATACGTCTCTTCAACACCACCAAGTATAAGAATTATAACTATGAATTATTTAGAACAATACGGGCAGATGTTGCTCGACAACGGCTATGACATTGTACCTATCGCGAAAGGTGAGAAGTATCCGAAAGGCATCAACGATTGGCGACGCAAGACGACGGACGATAAGCTACTGAAGCGGTATATCAAGCAGGGCTTTGAAGGTGTGGGTATCAAGGCGACGAACACCCCTGCGGTGGATATCGACGTAAGAGACGACACCATATCAAATCAGATGCAGGACTTCATAGAGAGCATATTCTTTGACGACGAGCAGATAATAAAGCGAGTAGGTGAAGCGCCTAAGTGCCTTATCATGTGCCGTACTGACAAACCCTTTACTAAGATGACAAGCACTAAGTATGTGGATATGTTCGACGACACACACCAGATTGAAATACTAGGTGACGGTCAGCAGTATGTCGCTTTTGCGATACACCCTGACACTAACGAGCCGTATACGTATCTTAACGAAACAAACCCATCGGGCATAAAGAGCGACGAGCTACCTTTTCTGACGGTAGAACTGGCGCAGGAGATTATCGACTACTTTGAGTCAATCGTGCCTGACGACTGGGAGCAGGTAGCGGACACTAAGCGGGCGGGTGGCCTAGCGCGGGACGTTGACCCTTTAGAGCTTGTCAAGCCGAGAGTAGGGCTGAGTGATGACGAGATTCGCGAGACACTGAAGTTCGTTAACCCAAACATCGATTATCACAAGTGGGTGAACGTGCTTATGGCTATCTACCATGAGACCAACGGGAGCGAAGACGGGTTTGTTATTGCCGACGAGTGGAGCAGACAAGGCACATCGTACAATTCTGGCGATGTGCGCAAGCGTTGGGACGGACTAGACGCTAAATCATACTCTAGCGACCCTGTGACGTTTAAAACGGCTATGAAGTACGCTAAAGACGCAGGCATGGCTGAGAAGCTCAGTGGTGACCTAGTTGAGCCTATGAACAAGATACAGGAGTTCCGCAACCGCACGAACAACGTTAGGCATGATGTACCTGCACCAACTAAACAAGAGCCTGATAGGTTGAAGAACGTCCCTGTACACTTGGCGTGGCTTGCACACGAAGACCGCAAGACAGCCGAAGGGGGCGTGTTCAGACCTGATAGGGACGGTGAGCGGTTAGTCGAAGAAGGAGGGCTGTTATGGATTAATGAGTTCTCTATGCCAGTGCATGACGCGGACGACGCAGTTGAGAGCCAGTGGGCGCACGTGTTCGACGATCATATGGACTACATACTGCCTGTAAAGAAGGAACGCGAGTGGTTCATCGACTGGATGGCGTTCAACGTACAGTACCCTGCTAGGCGATGCTTAGTGACGCCTTTGCACGTAAGCAAGGCGCACGGCACGGGTCGCGGGTGGATAGTAAAACTAATGAACGCCTTACTTGGCGAATGGAACTGTACAAAAACAAAGATGCCTGTTTTATGTGGTGAAGGTAGCGCAGGCGCGTTTAATGACTACTTGAACGACTCGCTGTTGTGCGCCATTGAAGAAGTGAAAGAGGGGGATAAGCGGTTTGGTATTAGCGACAAGGTGCGCGACATCCTGACTGAAGACCTTCTAGAGATCAATATTAAGTTTGGCGACAAGCGAACAAAGCGGGTGTATACGAACTTTTTTATGATGTCGAACCACGACGACGCACTAGTGATCCCCATGGAGGATAGGCGCATTAATGTGCTTCAGGGTGTGGACTATTACAAGGAGGGGAGTTATTACGATGACCTGTACAGTGCGCTAGGGTGTAAGCATTTTATCAATGCGATTTATCGACGACTCATGTCGCGTGATTTAAGTGCGTTTAATTTCAAGCGTTCGATGAAAACGAGAGCGAGGGGGCGCATGATAAACCAGAATCGAAACCAAACTGAAGACCTGTTTTATACGTTTTTAGAAGACAACGAAAGTGAAGGGTTGACCATGAAACAGGTGGTTAAAAAGATGGAAGATATTGGAGGAGGGGACGGGTTTGATACTGACATAAACGAGACCCAATTGACCAAACTTTTACAGCAGAACAGCAGCGACTATTTACGGCTAAAAGTGCGAGGAAAAGTCGTCCGAGTTTGGGTACTAAAAGGTGACGCCTCTAACGAGATGTTGCGAGAAAGTGTGGAAAAGGCGGGGGATTTATAGCACGGTTATAATTTTGCAGTGTGATTTAGGGGGCAATAGCCTCCTTTTTTGCATTTATAGACCGTCTATAATTTATAACAGCGCTATAAATCACTAAAAAGGTGACGGGGGTGACGCCTAGGTGACGCCTAAACGGTTTGCCCGTCACCTCCTTTAGCCCTTTATCTATGCGGGTTTAGCTTAAAAAGGTGACGGGGTGACGGGTAAAATTAAACTTATACGTGAGAAATAAATAAATATATTTTTAGTATATATCTCTGGGAATGCCCGTCACCCCGTCACCCCGTCACCTTTTGCGTTTTGACGAAGCACTGAGTGGGTATTTTACCCATGCGATTTAACGACGCGCTGAGTGGGTTTTTTAGGCGTCAATGGAGTTGTACATAAACAGCGCTTTCTTTGCTTTTTTAGTTGTGAAACAAAGAACTATCTCTTTGTATTTATCGCCTGTACCAGATGCCTTGATAACGTACTTTTTCGCGCTTGGTATATACTCAAGCCATTTATTTTGTTTATATATATATCAGTGTACACACTTGATGCGATCATAAGAGGTTCATCTAGTGCTTTTTTAATGTCATTAATGTTTATTGTGTGTTTCATTGGTTTAATCCTCTTTTGGCTTAGTGCCCATAAAAATGGCGTTCATCTCAGCATCATTGCTATCAATGTTACGCATAAAGTCACGTAGTTTTATTTTATCAATCAGCGAGTAAGTTCCTGCTATGTTGTTACACCTAGAATGTGCCAGAACTAGATTACTACGGCTTGTCTTGTCGCCTCCTTTGCTTGTAGGCTTCAGATGTTCGATTGTTATATCGTCACCTAAAGCCTGCCCGCAGTAGAAACAGCTAAGACCGTCTCGTATAATTAGCTCCGCCTTAATAGCTCGCTTTGTTTTGGAATGTATAAAGTTTTTATTATTAGTAGCCATATGCCCTCTTATTTAATTTTAGAATGTAAGTTTTTAGAACGCTTTAACTGCTAGATAGTCAGTAGTCGCAGTGAAACAGCTCTTTTTAGAGTCATATACCTCTACTCTGGCTGCTATCATTCTGTGCCCACGTAGTACAGGGTTCGTTTTACATATTTTTGCCGATGATTGAATCGCATGGTTATCAGTTAATCGGTTATCGAATTTGTATATAACACCACTTATTCGTTTCAAGTTCTTATCGTAAAAAGATACTATCCGTCTGTTGTTTTTCATAATTTTATACCTGTTTAAATGTTAATATACTCTTACCACGCCCCACTTCTCACCGTCTTTCTTAGACCGTTCATGTGCGATGTTAAGTGCGTCTTGTTGTGCCTGTTTTGGGCTATTTGAGGAGATAATAACCTCATCAAATTTATGCCTTGGCATGTTTGGGTGCGATAATTCCGCAACGTACGCTTTTAATTTAGTCATGGATTAAGTCCCCTTAACGTTTGTTAATTAAATGATAAGTGAAGTATGTATGTGTCCCATTTTGTCTCATTACTTTTGACACTTTAGGGTTAGCTAGTCCACCTAGCACGCAAAAATACTCAAAAGTAATCTGATTGCTTGTACTTGCAGGATACATGACTACACCCAATGTATGTCGAGCGTATGCTCGCCTGCTTTTAGATACCTGACGTCACTAAAACCATTTGACCCTTCAGTGAGTGCGTCCCCGTGGAAGTTGAGCGCCTCTAATCCTTCACGATTGAATAGTTTTATAGCGGTATTTACAGAATCGTAAGTGTTACCTTTGAACGTAGTACCAAAATCAATTTTTCCTTCTTCAGGTGTTTTAAAAAGACCGCTAAAAATTACCATACCCGCTTCATGGTTGTAGCCAATCGATGACTTCGTGTATCGTATAAAAACCTTACCGACTACATGGCGCTCATACATGATTAACCCTGCTTTTATTGAATGCGTACCCATGCTTGATACTTTATCTAAAAAATGCTTTTTCATTTTAATTTCCTCTCAGCTCTCTAAATATTTAATGTAATCTTGAACGCCTTGCGGGGCTTCTTTTAATTCGATTTTTGCCTCGCCGTCAGGCTCAAAGTGATAGTCCCCAACATAGCAACCGAAACCCGTCGGGTGGCTTGGCCTTTCACTTGCACCCCAACATGACTGACTCTTATCGATAGTGCATACCATATTGATGGTATATCGATCTAGGGTGTCGCCCCCGTTGTCGTAAATACTGTGTAGTTTTAACATAATAATAACCCCCTCTTAGTGTTAATAGTTAACTGCGTTATCCAGTTCGTCTAGTGACTCGATAGGCGACGACCAAGTAAAACAATCAATGTCTTCTAGCCCCTCGACATCTACCCCTTCTTCAATATCATCAAAGGTTCTGTTCACCGTCACGCTGTCTTCTACGCAGTACCATTTAGCGCTGTCACCATCTTCACATACTAAAACTGTGCATTCTGTTTTGTTGCTTCCGTATGTGCCTGTTACTTCATATACATAATTCATCTGATTTATTCCTCTTAATTTAAGTTTGTTTATGCTTCACGTATTGAGTTTAAAAAGTTAATGGTGGCGTCTTTATCAGTGCCGTAATGGTCACAAAAAGCGTCTACCGTTAAAAAGTCATTTACATAGCTTAGGTATAGCTTTTCGCGTTGCTTGCCTGTTAATAAAATAAAAATCATCTGATTTATTCCTCTTAATATTTACGGGTTAATACAGGAAGGCATTTTCTCATTGCCGTGTATATGTGCGAATCCGTATATTCATTTGAAAAAAGACTAACATCTAACATCCCTGATTTTTGTGCCTCGTAGAAAACATCAAAGCAGAAACGCATCTGTAAATCTTTCACTAAGTTAGCCCTTGGGAATCTTCCGTTTTCGTAGTTATCAACGGCTCTGCTTTTATTTGCTTTTTTAATAAAGAATGTATCAATAGCACTCTTCAAAATTTTAAAATCTTCTTTTGACATTTTCATCTGGTTTATTCCTCTGTTGTTTGTCTGTATAAGGAGTATAAACTAAATTGGTTTATACTGTCTAGTCTTTTTCGTCTTTTTTGTTGATTTTATTTATTGGGCTATATAGAACCCCATCGGCAATGATGTATTTCTTCTTTACCCATTTTGTCACCTGTTGAGGCATTACGCCCATGGCACGCGCAAAAGCAGCCTTGTTCCCTTTATGTCTACGTTTTATATATTCAAGTATGGGTAAGTATAAAAAGCGCTCATAGGTGTATTGCTTTTTCTTTTTTGGTTGGCCTTCTAGCTCTTTCGAGCCTTCTTTATAGTATTTTTCTAGTGGGTTTCTCATTATTGTGCTACCTCATGCTTTTTGTTTAGGTTTTAAAGTTTTAACAGTTAATCCATTTTCGCCCTGCTTTTATTACAGGACTTTTTAAAACGGATTAACTGTTAAAACTATGAACGGTTTATATAGCTATTTGTTATAACTTTATAATTTTAATTAAGTTATAAAGTAATTACTTTTTATTATATAAACCGTTATAGTTTATTTAATTTAGCACGTCTACATAAAATATGTTGTATTCCGTGGGTTTTTCATCAAAAAATTCCCTCAAAATATTGAAAATTTTATAGACAGCGCTTTGTTTTCGTTATGATAATTAAACCCTCAACGCTCTTTATCGTCGCTTTTCGCGCTTCTAACGGGTTGTCAGCTCTAACTCTGTTAGTGTGGATGTTCCCTTCAGGGCTGAATTTATAAAATACTTTAAAATACATGTACCCTCCTATTTGTTTAAGTTGGTTAGTGTGTAGAAGCCTGAAGTTATCTTCTTTCGGGTTTCTGCAATGCCTTCACCTAGGAATTGCCCGCGGTAAGCGTTAGTAGTAGCCGAGAAATTCCAATACTTAGCGTCGAGAAACACTTTGTTACCTGACTTGAACGCAATATTTGAACTGTATGAAGTAAACAGCTCGCCTTCATACCGAACGCCCTGCTTTGGAGAAAACACTGCTTTAGTGACAACTTGCTCTTTCTCGTCATTGCCGAATTTTGTTTTTAAATATCTTTTTTCGCTTGTCATTTTTCTATGCCCTTATTTAATTAATGAAAACTGAATATAAACCAAAACGGTTTATCTTGTAAAGTTTATTTTTAGAAAAATTTCATATTATTGCTTAAATGTGATATTTTCGCGGTTCTTACTTATTTATGGGCAAGGGCTATGCTTCCACCGAGTACAAATTTAAAAGTTATAGCGGGGTGTGAGAGGCTACTACACGGCACGCTTCAACTAAATGACATCATTATCCACCCGCAAGGCGCACACGATAGACTGACGCATGAATCCGTGTATTACGCCTGTGTTGGTTTACAGATACACGATTTAATCGCTAAAAAGCTAATATGTTGTGCTTTTCGACCTGCGCAGTATGTATTTGAGAAAGGCGGTAAGAGACTAGACACTTCTATAATGTATGGTAGACCTGTGTACGTTAAAGCTCCTGAAGTTTCATTGTGGTGTCTGCTTATGAACCATAAAGCGCGGGCGGTGCATCAAGCGTACAGGTTGTATAGGCGCATCCGTGCATATTTTAAGAACCGTAAAGGGGGCGTTTAAACATGATTGACATTCTATTCATTACTGTATGTGTTGAGCTTGTGCTTATTGGCGCGTATGCCGTTTTCATGTGGGTATATGATGATTTAGAGGTGTATTTCTCTTTCACTAAATCTATTTTTTACTACCACCGTTTTAAAAAGGTTTACGGGCGCGAATACGTATCACATAAAACTAAAAAAATATATACGCACTATGTAACTGTAGGCGTGATGTTTGTCCGCATCCGTTTCCATTGGCGTGATAGGTTCTAATGAAACAGCCAGAACAAAAAGTTGTTTGGAAGCCGTTTAGAGGGACATCCCAAGAAAACTATATTGTTTGCCCCTTCCCTGAGAAACTTTTTAGTGGCACACGGGGCAACGGCAAGACTGAGAGCGCTATAATCGACTTCACGCAACACTGTGGTAAGGGTTACGGTGCGTTTTGGAAGGGTATTATTTTTCGCCATACCTATAAGGAGCTTGACGACGTCGTGGCAAAGGGTAAACGGTTGTTAATCCCACTAGGCGCTAAATGGAAAAAGTCCGCAAGTGAGTACAAGTTTGTATTCCCCGATGGTGAGGAGTTAATGCTACGCCACGCAAAAGAAGAAGATGATTACTGGAATTACCATGGTCAAGAATACCCATTTATACACTTTGAAGAGTTAACCAAGTGGCGCAATTTAAAGGTATATAACGCGTTTAAGTCGCTTAACCGTGCAACCGTTGAAGGCATGCCTAGGATTTACAGCGCCAATACGAACCCCTACGGAGCAGGTCATGGCGCAGTAAAAACGGAATGGATTGATCCTGCGCCTGAGATGTCACCACACGGGCAAGTGCTGAAACCGTGCGACGATGAAATAAAAGAGCCTTTCACCAAAATGCAAGCAGATACGCCTGTTTTAATCACTACTTTTATGTTTTGCGGGTATGTTGACGGTGAATGGAGACATTACAAGAAAAACGACACTGACTTAGTGCAGGCGCTCATTGCAGACGGTGAAGAAATATACCAAATACGCGGGCGCATTGATTACTGGGTGCTAGATAGAGCGACTAACGAATGGGACGAGATAAACTATACCAATTTTGAAGAGATAAACCGCTTTATAGCTGATGTTCGTTATGAGGTGTATCCGTCACCGCCCCGCATCCGTTTTGATGGCGACATCATGGAAAACGAGTTCATTGTTAACAATGACCCTGAGTACATCGAGAAACTAAACTCAATTAAAGACCCTCAATTAAAAAAAGCGTGGCGTTTTGGCGATTGGGACGTAAACGTAGGTGCGTTTTTCCATGGGTATCTATCAAAAGAAAACAACATGGTTAAACCGTTTATGCCCCCCGTTGAGTGGAAACGGTGGAAGGCGTATGACTGGGGTTCAAATAAACCTTGGTCAATAGGTTACTATGCTATTTGTCCTGAAGGCGTCATATACCGCTATAGAGAGCTTTACGGATGGACGGGTGAACCTGACAAAGGTAGCGGTGAAACGTGGGCGGAGATATGCGAAATGATGGACGTAGCAGAAGAAGCCGAGACTAAGATGGGGTGCAAGTTTTGGAATAACCCTGCTGACCATAATATATTCATTGACCAAGGGCACGAAAAAGACATTGCCGAACTTATGGCACAAGAAGGTCACGTATGGATAAAAGCCACCAAGGGAAGGCGTTCTGTTGGTTGGGACTTGATGAAACAGTTATTTAAGGACGGAATGTTAAAAATAACGGCAGACTGCACTAACTTTTGGCGTACTGTTCCCGAACTGATGACAGACGACAAAAACTGGGAAGATTTAGACAGTGCAGGCGAAGACCATATTGCCGACGAGATGCGCTATAGTGTTGTCTCAAGACATAAAACATTTGCCAATAAAGGTAAAAACAAGCAGAATAATACCACGGGGCTAGGCGTTGCAGATGATGACGCTCTTAAAACTCCCATTAATACAGGTAGATTCGCGCACGTCTTACCAGAGGAATAAACACAATGCCACATGCAAAGAAAGACCCAAAAAGCAAAGAAGTATCGAAGAAACAAAAACTGCTTGCTCGCTTTGAGCAAGACAACAAACGCTGTTTTAAGAAGAATGAAACAGGTTTCAAAAAGATCGATATTAACCGTAAGGCGTTTGATGGGTACTTACCTGCTGAGAACGGTGATGACATAGAATGGGCGGAAATGTTAGAAGAGGACACCGCGCCTAAGAAAGTAATCACTAACATTATTAAATCGAGCATTCAAAGTTACTTGCCTCATGTATCGGCAAAAAACCCTAAAGTAAGCGTTAGACCGAGTAAGCGAGTGCAGCCCGTAGACGGTGACGAGACAACAGATGACGGGTACAAGACGCTCCTAGCGCTAACTGAGACAGCGCAAACACTGGTTAACTACTCCATGGGGGAACGCAGGAAGTTAAAGAAACGCTCTAAGAAGTGTATCAAGATGCGATATATTGACTGTGCGTCCATTATGAAGGTGTCTTTTTCTAAAGATTGGAAAGAAGACCCGCTCGTAGTACAGGAAATAGATTCCACACAGAAGAAGTTCATACGTGCTGAAGCAAAGCATAGAGAGTATTCCGAGAAAGGCGAAGAGTACAACAAACTCATGGCCAGTGTTATGGACGGCTCTTACCGAAGCGAAGACAACGACCCTGCACGCGCTGAAGCGTTTGAAGAATACACAAACACAATAAAAGGGTTACAGGAAAGCAAGAACAAACTAGACAGTGAAGGCATAGCGCTATCAGTAATACCATTAAAGCATTTTAGATGGGATTCATCTCTCCCGATAGAAGAAGCGGTTGACGGTTCGTTCCAAGCCCACTACGTATATGAACTTGCAAGCGATGTTAAGGCTAAATACGGCATTGGTGACACTGAAGAGTGCAAAGAGCGTATTAAGAAGTGGTCTAAGTTTAGTAATGCGGGCGACAAAGAAAAAAGCAAAGACGAAAAAGACGACAAGCACGTCCGAGTATGGGAACGATGGGATATTCGCACTGGTATGGTTTATACGTGGGTAGAAGGCGACAACGACTTTATAAAAGACCCTAAGACACCAGACACGCTAGGGAACTTGTTCTACCCTTTCTTTCCGTTAGTATCTGAATCTAGCGGTGATGATACGTTACCTACCAGTATGGTAGATGACCTTATACCTCTTTGCCGTAAGTATAATGACGATATCATTGCCAAAGACAAACATCGTAAAGCGTCTATCCCGTTTATCGCTATTGACGCGACGCAAGTAGACATGGATGACCTTAGCGTATCTGTTAAGGACGCGGGCGTGTTGGATATTGTAGGGCTTAACACAAATGGTAAACCATTAAATCAAGTAATGCAGCCTGCACCAACAGTACCCCTTAATCCGCAGTTGTATGACCGCTCAGACGTACTATTCGATACACAGAGTGTTACAGGGTTACAGGATGCAGAAAGGGGCGCGATAACCAAGGCTAAGACACTAGGCGAAGCCCAGATAGCACAACAAGGGTTATCCACCCGCACAGAAGATTCAAGGGACAGTATTGAAGAGTGGTACAGCGATATCCACGAGTATGCGCTTATGTTGATTATGATACATATGACATCTGAAGAAGTAGCGCGTATCGCAGGTGAGAACGCTACTTGGGCGCACTCTGACGGGACAGTAGAGCAGATGTTTGAAGTATTATCGGTAGACATCGAATCTGGCTCTACAGGTAGACCTAACAAACAGATGGAGCTTAAACAATGGTTTGAGAACCTAGAGAACCTGTCTAATACGATAGCGCAGGTGATGAAAATGCGTGCGAGCGGTATAGATGACAAGGAGAACCCTTACTACCGCATGGCTGAGGAGTCGTTTAAACGACTTGATGAACGAATCGAACTTACATCGATTCTCCCAAAAGGCGAAGTAACGACAACAGTAGAACTCATGCAAAGTATCAATTCTGATATTGAGCAACTATCGCAGAACCCAGAAACACAGGAGATCGCGAGTATTATGGGGCAAGCACTTCAGAAAAACGAAGTAGTGCAGAAAATTATGAAACAAAACGAGGGCTTAGAATAATGAAATTTCACGAACTTTTACATTTACGATATCAACAAGAAAACGACGGTGACGGGTCTGACTTAGGTGCTCCTAGCGCTGATGGTGCAGAACCAGACACGTCAACAGACGACATGGACTCGCTAATTGATAGCGTAGTAGGTGACGAACCTGAAGCCGACGCAGATGCAGTAGGTGACCTAGGTGAAGAACCCGCCCCAACTGAAGAAGGCGAGGAAGGCGAAGAACCTGCCACAGCAGAAGAAGGTACAGAACCTACTGAAGAAGAAGATCAGGCGTTCTCTGATGAACTTCGCCAAAACGGTAAAGAGAAGACAGCTAACCGCTTTGATAAGTTACGTGGGCAACTATCTGAGTCAAAAGAACAAATAGCACAGCTAACGGCATCAAACGAGCAGTTTAACATCCTTAAAAGTGAACTGTTTGATCGCGGTGGTATGAGTATTGAAGGACTTGGTGCTTACACTAACCTGTGTGAAGATATTAAGAACGGGGATATCACCGAAGAAAGTATCCAGTACGTCCGCAATATGGCGACAATGCTACAGCAGAAGTTTGGTATTGACTTCAGCACAGTGACCCCTTATGACAGACACCCTGACATCAAGGAAGCGTTTGATCGACTAGAGCTTACCAAAGAACAAGCGGACGAAATGGTTAATTTACGCGAGCAGAAAAGCGCGCAGGACATTCAGTCCCAAAAAGCCCAGAGCGAACAACAAGAACGTGAGGCGTTTGATACTGCTAAGAATGAAGCTATAGGTAGTATCACTGAGAAGTCTAACGCACTTAAAAAGAGCGACCCTGATTTTGACGCTATCAGTAAAATGATCGGTACTCAGTTGCAAGACTTCGCTAACAACAACCCACCTTCCCAGTGGGCTTCTCAATTTGACATGCTGTATGCTACCGCGTCTACTGCTATGAAAAGCGCAGTAGATAAGCGTAAGTCTACTACCGACACAAACGTGCTGTCTGGTGCAGGTACATCCGTAGATAACGATAAACCAGAAATGGACTTGGACAACTTTGTTGACCAGTTACTAGACTAGGGGGTAACAGGCTATGAACTCCAATATTATTCAGCTCCCTAAAGGGCAAGCAGTAGGGAACGTGTCTTTTTGTGATAACGAAAAGTGCATGTTCCACGGTATTGATATCCCAGAAGACAAGTTCATACTTGAACTAGAGCCTGAAGAAGCGCCTAGCTTCGTTGTGGATATCTTAGGTGCTAGTGACACCATCAAAGTAGAACGCGCCCTGCTAATAAACAAAAACACGCAGAAGAAGCAGAGTTTTTGTCAGTGCTGCATGGGTGCTATTCAGATGGTTACCCCAATGCGAGTTAATAGGTAATGGCACACATAACTATCGCCCAATTGCAGATATATTGTGCTGAGTACCTAGAAACGGGTAAGAAAACAGACTCTTACCTAAAAGCCTTCCCTGAGCAAAAGGAAGCCTTGGCACAGACATCACTATGGACTACTGCATACCGCTTCCACAAGAAACACGAGGTTCAGGAAGAACTGGCACGTATGCGGGAACAGTTAGCGGGCGTACAGCGTGAAGCTATTGTTATGAGTCTTAATGAAAAAAGGGTCAACATAAAACAATTATACAAAGAAGCGACTAGGCCATGGGAGAAAAACGGGGTGCAAGTACCCCTAGCGCCCGCTCAGATAACCGCAGCACTCAAGGCGATTGAGTTAGATGCCAAACTTATGGGTGAGTTCAAAGAAGAGGAACGCGAGGCCGAGACCAAGACGTATGTTATCGCGCTACCTGAAACAGATTCAAAGGCTGCGTTTCTCCTAAACATGAAAGAGAAAAACAAAGCTATTGACCATAAAGAGTAGGTAGTGCTAATATAGGCATTCAAATATGAGGCTTTTACTGACATTTTAGCTTCTTCATTTTGAAATCCTCCTTAGTGTTTGTGAGAAGCCCTAGATATAATCTAGGGCTTTTTTATGCCGTACCCCTTGTATGTTGTCTTTAAAGTAGGTAGATTACTTATTTAGAAGACATAAGACGTTAAAAAGTTACTGTATTCGTCAAGGTAACATCTTCATTATTACAAATACCGCCTTTGGTATAACAGTAGCTTTACCGACTACAGAGCGTAATAAAGAGACTCGCTTCCTCCTAAAAGTAAAAGGCTTAGAAACTTATTAACTTTATATAGGAGAGCTATCATGGCTATCACAGCAGCAAAACTTGCCATTCTAGGGCAAGCAGCACTAGACTTACATCTTAAAAACAAACCTATTGACCAAATTGGCACAGAGCGTCCGTTGCTTAAAATGCTTATGGACAACAAGAAGCCTACAGGCATGGGTAAAGAATTCATCGTTGAGAAACTTCGTAAAAGCTACGATTCAAATTTCCAATGGTACTACGGTGGCGCTACAGTTACTTACAACACGAAAGATACGTTAAGTGAAGCTAAATTCAGTTATGGTTCAGCTCACGACGGTTTTACTGCGGACGAAGACGACTTTGTACGCGCAGGTATTGTAGTAAGTGACGAGCAGAAAGAACCTACCAGATGCTATCGCAGGCTTAGACCACTTAGTTTCTACTACGGGTACAGGTACTGTTGGGTCTATTAACTCAACTACTTCAGCTTGGTGGCAGAATAACTTTCAAACTGGCATAGCAGCAGGTACGTTGATTGCTAACATGCAGTTGCAGAAACGTAATATCGAGAAATACGGTTCTAAAGTACGTGCTATCTTCATGGGTGAAACAGCATACGGTGAATATGAGTCTCAAGCAGACGCTAAAATATCACGTCAAGTAAACTTGGGAACTTCAGGCCAAGCTGCTTCGTTCGATGCAGGTATTAGTGATTTATATTTCCATGGCGTACCTGTTTTCCTTGACCACACTATGACTGATATCCAGAGCGATACTTCAGCGTCTGTGGATTGGAAGAAGCGTATCTACATGCTTGATGACCGTAACATTTGCTACAAACCGTTACGTGGTCACGATATGGTTTCTCGTAAACCTGAGCGAGCGCATAACTCGTACAATTGGTACTGGGGTCTTACTCACAAGGTTGCCCTTACGACTAACAAACGTCGCGCTCACGCGGTACTGGCACTAGCTTAATACTGGGTAAACACTCAATATTAGCTATTAATTTAAAAAGGGCTACCTTAATAAGTAGCCCTTTTTTATTTTTTAAAACCTGTAAGAGGCTAAGATAATGAAAACAGAAGTAAAATACGTTAACGTAGAAGTTAAAAAGAGCATGGTAGATACCGTTGTTAAAACAGTGATGATTCACGAAATCCCGATGCTTTTAGCAAAGCACGGTGAAGACAACGTGCTACCTCATAAATACCAACCTACAGACACCGCTAAAGAAGTAGACTCTCAAGCAGAGTTACAGCGTTTAGTTAGACTGTATGGTAAAGGCAGTGAGTCTGATATCTCTATCGCTCACGAGATTTATGGTAACCCTAACTTGCCTGACTCGTATGGTAAAGAGAGCCGACTTGCTAAAGTTATGAAGCGTAAAGACATTAACCCGTTCTTCAGTGAAAACGTCCGCATAAATACAGTAGCCGCACCTTCTACTAACTCTGAAGAAGCAGATAAAGCTCTTAAAAAAGATTTATCTAAGCCTAAAACACTAGAATGGTTCAAGTCCAACGGTGTCACTACTGTAGGTGAAGGTGAAGCAGAGACAAAACTCGCTGACTTACCCGCTAAAGAGCTTAAAGAAGTAAGTAAAGCGCTGCTGCTTAACATGATTAAAGAACTAGAGAAGCCTGCCCCTCATACGGACGCAGGTACTGCGGTACTTACCGATTTAGTTACTCGATACCAAGAAGAAGGCTAAGGTACAGGTACTAATTAATGACTACTTCAACTAGAAGAGAAGCATTATCAGTGTTGGGGGAGCGTATGCTTCGCCAACTTGGTTTTGCTTCTTCAGGGCAAGGCGCAGCGCACCACTTGAACGAGATGTATGAGTATTTACGTGCGTCTCAAGTAGCATTAATGATCGAACTCCCTGCCCAAGAGACTAGAGAGACGTTTTTTGGTAAAATCACAGGTATTGACCAGACGCTGTACGACCTTGAGAGTGGCGTAGACCCTGATACGTTACACAACGTTACTGTTGGAGAAGTAGACGGCAGTATGCGCAAAGAGTTACGCAGGGGCATAACTAACGTAATGCGAGGTAGCACTTGTAAAGGTAGACCTTCTCATTACGAACTAGTCCATGGTTCTTCTGGCGGTATTCAAATAGAAGTGTTCCCTGTACCAGACAGCCCTTACGCGCTAGGGTACGACTACCACATACTTGAGGGTAGGTTTTCTGAACCTAATGACCTGACAACGCTAAACAGCGAGCTAGTCTACACTTACGCTCTAGCTAACGCTATGGAGGCGTACAGCCACCCTAGAGCAGGCTCTGTAGGGGCCCAAGCCTCTAAAATGCTCGGCTCTATACGTGCAGCAGCTAATAGGGGTAAGAAGATAACGCGTGGTAAAAATAAGACTTTCAGAGATAAAGTCCTCACTAAGGTGTAGTCGGCATGAAATCTAACGCAGCAGACTATAATAATTTCAGTAAAGGGATAGACCTACGTAAGTCAGCTACTGTGTCTGAAGCTAATAGACTGCGTTTTCTTGAGAACTGCTACGTTACCGACGGGGGAGCTATAAGAAAGAGAGAGGGGCTAAAAAGATACGCTTCTCTAGGTGAAAACACGTCTGGTATTTTGCAGTTCCAAGGTAGCCCTTCAACAGTGTCTTTTGGCGCAGAGAACACTAACGTGTCTTCTTTTGAAGAAGTACCTAATAAAGTTTTCACTTTTGTTGATGAAGAAGGCTTTCCTTTATCTGGGTTAACTGATTACGTAGTTGAATACAGCGACACCTTTAAAGGGCAGCTTTTTGTAATATGCTCTGCGCAATCAGACGAGGGGGAGATAGTTAAGTGTTTCTATAATGGAGTACAAGTGCAGGATACCTTGTGCCCAAACACTAAGTCTGCTGTCAAATTGGCAGGTAGACTGTATATGATTAACGGGGACGTAGTAAGCTACTGCGCTGTAGATAACCCGTTAGACTGGACTTCTACTAACGACGCAGGGTTCTTGCCTACAGGATTACAGACTTCAGGAGAGAACATCGCTACTGCGGTAGATGAATACGAAGGTTTCCTTGCTGTATTCATGCCTGACGCAATCCAGTTGTGGGTAGTAGACCAAGACCCCTCACTAAGTGCCTTCCAAAAGACGGTACAGAACATTGGTACTAGATACCATAAAAGTATTGCTAAATACTCTACTGACTTATTATTCCTCTCTGAGTTTGGTTTCAGGTCAGTTGGTAGACAGGCATACACAGACAGTATTGAAGATAATGATGTAGGCTCTCCTATAGACAAGTTAGTAAGAGAAGAATTAAAAACAGCCGACCCTACAAAGATAAAATCAGTTTACTACCCTAAGGGCAGCCAGTACCTATGTTTCTTAGGTACTAAAATATTTGTTTTCAGGTTCTCACGCTCGGCTAAGATAAACGCTTGGTCTGTGTACTCGTTTGAAGGACGAGAAGGCTCTTTCGATGACATAGTAGTCGCTAATGGCGACCTTTTCTTATGGAAAGACGGCAATATGTTCGTACTAGATGACGAGACTTACGTTGACGACGGTGTAGAATTTGAAGTCAACGTAGAGATGTCTTTTCTTAGCCAAAAAACACAAGGCGTAGGGAAAAGGTACATGGGGTTCGATTTAGTACAAGAAGGTAAATGTAGTGTTTCTTTCTCTTTCGACTCGCTAGACGAAACAAACAAAAGCGTACCTTTTGAAGTAGTAGGTAACACTAGGCCTAGAGGACGAATGGGATTAAGTGCAGTTTCTACTGAAATAGCGCCTATTTTTTCAAACACCTCTGCTCAACCATGGCAGCTAGATGGTATAGTTCTTTACTACACCAAGTTAGGTATACACGTATGATAAGAAAAGCTCGTAACAGTGACTTCTACGCTATTCTCGCCATAGCTAAAGCGATGCACGCGGATAGTCAGTACGCGATACACTCTTTCAGTGATAAAGTGTTTCGCGGGACTTTTGACTATGCCATGACTAATGGTTTCGTAATGGTCGCTGAGTCAGACGATGCTATAGTAGGTGCAGGTATGGCTATGTACTCGCCATATATGTTTTCAGAAGACCTAATAGCGAACGACATGGGGTTCTACGTGCTTCCTGCTTTTAGGAAAGGTTCAGTAGGTGTAAAACTAATTAAAGAGTATATCAAGTGGGCTAAAGAGCTTGGGTGTTACGAGGTACAAATAGGCGGTTCTTATGGGTTTAACTCCAACGAAGACGAGAACTTAAAGAAACTACTCTCTGCAATAGGGTTCAGTCCCGCAGGCGAATTTCATAAAAAGGTGCTATAGAAATGTGTTCAGGAACTACTATTGCATATGCAATATCTGCTATCGCAGCAGTTGGCTCTGCTTACAATACTAAGAGGACTAATGATAAGGCGGAAGATAGAAGTATCCGCGCTTTTAGATATAACGCAGCCGAAAAGAACAGAGAAGACAGCAGTCGAATAGCCAGAGCTACCCAGACACTAGACTCCTTCAAGGCTAACAATAGTAGGGCTGAAGCTAGAGACGAAGAAAGGGTGCGCGCAGAGAAGGTCGCGGTAGATGCACCTATAGAAGAGATAGAAAACAGCGCGCAAGGTTTCTTGGATAAAATAGAAGACCGACAGCTTGCTTTAGATGAAGACTTAAATGTGTCTGAGGCTAAAGGGGAGCAAGAACTTGGGGCAGACGCCACAGGTAACATCTCTGAGGTGTTCGTTGACGCAGCTAATAGGGCGAAGGATAAGAACCTGACAGATGCAAAGAGGTCTAATGCGTTACTTGCTTCTGTTCTTGGTGCAGGTGATCTTCAACGATCAAACATAGATGCAATAACGAAAGCGGGGCAAGAAGCTAACATACTCCAAGGCGGTATAAGTCGACGAAGACAACTAGATAACTCGCTTCACAATCTATCTCTCAATAAAGCAGAGTTAGACAATACACTAGCGCCTAATAACGTGGTGTTGATATAATGGTTACTGTGCTGCTGTCTGCTTTTTCCAGTATCATAGCCCTTGGTGCAGGTGGTGGCATAGTAATTTTAAATAACAGAGGATATGTATAATGTGTGGCCGTGGATCAAATAAGGCTCAGAGAGAACTTCAAGAGCAACAGAACCAACAGTCTCAGGCTAACTTTACGCAGAGCCATGCTTTAGCAGAGCAGCAGTTCCTAGAAGCTAAAGAAGCTCAAGAGCGGGCAGAGCAGCGAGAACAGGAGCGCCAAGACCGAATAACTGCCTCTTCTAATAAAATAAATGACGCGTTTAACAACAGAGACCACATATATGGTTCACTAGAAGACGCGACTTTTGAGTTAAATAAAGAAGCTCTTGATAAAAACAGAACGGACGGTGCTAGGTCTCTCAAGCATAGCCTGTCACGCGCAGGGCTAACAGGTGGGTCTGTTGATGTAGATAAGAACGCAGACGTACTAGATAGGTACAACACGGGACTAAGATCAGCGCGTACTGCTGCTACAGGTGCAGGTAATGACGCACGAAGCAGAGACCAACAACTTAAAAACAGCCTATTAACTACCGCGAGTTCAGGTTCGTTCAATGGGCAAGAGTTACTAGACAGTTCCAGTGGTGCGTTAAGCGCTATAGAAAACAGCCCTCCTCAGGTAGTACCTGACTTTAGCGCAGGCAAGGGTGCGTACTTCAATGACCTAATTAACGGGTTGGGTAGTGCAGCAGGCGCTTACGCAAACAGTGGGGCAAAAGACGGGTATAGCGGGAACAAGAAATCTAACACCTTCACCTATAACAATACAGGCGGAGCAAACGGTAACATACGGAGCATAGACTAATGGCAATGTACGTAACAAAAGACAAGTCAGTAGACGTAGCAGGAGCGTTGTCTTCTCTAGCTAACACGTACCTTGGGTATCAAGGTACTGTTAAAGACAGACGCAAGAACAATGCGGTAGCTGATGCAAATATTAATAAAGCCAACGCTTCTACTGCAAAAACACAAGCAGAGACACGCGGTATCGACATACAGAACACCGCCAAGGCCAACCTGCCTACTTCATTACAAGGGCTGGCAGACGTGAATGGTATGGGCAAGGAACAGCTAGGTGCAGCAGCAGAGCTTGCTAATGCTCATGGTATAGATACTAATGACTTCCTTACTGGACTAAGCCAGTTAAAGTTTAAATCTAAAGCGGAGAATACTTTTTCTGATGACCCTGCTAAAGCTGCGGTACTGGCTAATCTAGGTGGTGTAGAGCTGCAAGACCAGTATGGCACGAACGCTTCAGGTATGACGACTAACCTGCTTACAGGCGCTACAGACTCGTCTAGCGGTCTAACTAAATCTGTCATAGGGAAAAACAACTCAGCTTCTGCGTTAAATAAAGTAAAAGCTAACACTGAAGGCAGTAAAGCTGCTGCATATAGAGGTATTGGCGCTAACAACCAAGCCCAAGCTGACCAGATTATTGGTTTAGGTGCAGCAGAAGGTATGCGTAAGAACCTGAACAAAGAAGATGCTGCGGACGTATCTGCTGCCAGAGAGCAATCAGATAAAGCAGTACAGCTACAAAGAAAACTAAAAACCATGGAACATATGATGGACAATGGTTTTGATACTGGTCTATTAGCACCAGTTAGAGCTTTTGGGAGTAAAGTAGGTGCAGCTACAGGTCTTACCGATGGAGCAAACGCGTCTGAGTACGAAACGTTTAAAGCTATCAGTTTGGAGCTAGGTGCTGAGACCCTTCAATTATTTGGGGGTTCAGATACAGAGAAAGAACTAGAAGTGGCGCTTAGGACTAATCCTCTACCAACTAACCAAGAAGATGCTAACCGAAACATAATAAACAGAAAAGTTAAAGCGTCTAGTATCCTACAGCAGAAACCAGTGTTTCAGGAAGAATGGCTGACAGCTAATGGCTCTCTCACTGCCCGTGATGTAAACGGTAGGAGTTTCTCTGACGCATGGTTAGGGAGACAACAGGAACTTATGGATAAAGTAGGGTTCATCCGAAGCGGTCAAGACGTGTATCAGATCGACCAACGTAGAGGCCAAGGGCGTACTGTGAGACGTGAGCAGCCACAAGAAGTATTACCTAAATCAGGAGACGTACTTGACGGGTATCGGTATGTAGGTACTGAAGATGGTGACAGAAGCGACCCTAACAACTGGCAGCAGGTAGGTGGACAATGAAACCTTGGGAGAGATTTAGTTCTACAGGTACACAAAAACAAGTAGATACTCCTAAACCTTGGGAGAGATTTACTGCTTCTACTCCTGACCCGTTTAGTAAAGAAGCACTTGATGCACAATTACGCGGTAATGTTATGGATAAGGTGCTTGTACCGTTAGGTAGAGCTGCTACTACAATTAAAGAAAACGTGCAGGGTTTAGCACTTGATGCAGGTAACGCAATTGGGGTAGTAGACCAAGAAACAGTAGATGATTTTGACAAAAGAACTAAAGCAGAGAGAGAGTTCTACTCGCAGACACCGATAGGTTCTTCTGTCGCAGGTAAAGCAGTAGAGTTTGGAGGGGAGCTACTGTTTACTGCACCTTTAGGGGGCACTATTTTAAAAGGTGGCTCTAAAGTAGCGGGTGCTTTAACTAAAAGTGATAAACTGAAAACTGCAACAGGAGTAGTAGGACTAGGTGCTACTGAAGGCGCTTTAGTATCTGACACAGGAGACCAGTTAGGTGGCGCTGCGCTAGGCGCAGGTTTCGCGTATGGCGGTCACAGACTTTTTAACGCTATATCAAGTAGATTAGGTAAGAAAGTGACAGCCGAGCAAGTTGACGAGGCTATTGGCTCTATAACAGGGCGCTTGGGTATTAATGCGGATAAGTTAAGTGATGTACAGAAAGCCAGACTAGCAGAAATAGAAATAACAGGCGGGGACACTAAAGCTGCGGAAGCATTGGCTAACTTTGAAGAGTTTGGCGTAGATGCGACCCGTGGTCAAATAACAGGGAACAGAAAACAGCTCGCCTCTGAAAGCAGGATAAGAGCAGAAGGGGACGAGAATGTTCTTACTAGACTAGACCAAAAACAGCAAGCCCAAGTGCAAGACGCAGTTAACAGGACAGGTGGGGAAATATCAGGAGTTAATGTACTGAATGACGCTGATCTGTCCACTGAGTTAAGCGGTAATATTCAGCAGGCTCACTCAGCAAGTAAAAAAGCCATGGGTGACGCATTTGAAGAAGCAGAGGCTTTCTCAGGCGGGTTTGATAATCGTGCTTTTAGTGGACTGCGTGATGAAGTTAACGAGAGCCTAGGTTCAGCTTTATCTGCGGACTTGGCTTCGGGTTCGTTGCCAGAGACAGCCAGAATAATTAACAAACTAGAGGGAGTGTTTAAAGGCGCGGGAGTTTCTCCTGTTACCCGCGACGGTCTTACTAACAAAATAAACGACACTCTTGACCAAGACTTCTCTACTTCGCTACAGGCAATTAATTCTGAAATAAAAGCTATTAATGCCCATAGGCGGTCTCCTACAGTTAAAGGTAGTGCCGATGAAATAGGGCTTAACAAGCTAAGAACTGTGCTAGAAGGTAAAATAGACAACGCTATTGACCAAGGTTTGTACTCTGGTGACATAAAAGCAGTAGAGGCGATACGAAAAGCGCGCTCACTGGCTAAAGATTACTACTCTAAATTCACTTCAGACGGTGCTAAAACAGTAGATGGTAGGTCTAGCCGTATTATCGAGAAGCTAGTAGACGACGACGCTACTCCCGAACGGGCAATGAACTATATCCTAGGCTCTAGTGTGGCTTCAGGCCAACGAGAGGCATTGGCGACTGTTAGGAAACTTAAATCTATGTTCCCTGAAAACGGACAAGGCGTAAGCCCTGAATTAAACGCACTGAAAGCGGGGGCTTTCAACTGGATACTGCGCTCCACTAATAAAGGTAAGGAAGAAACCATATCCAAGAGGCAACTAAAAGACAGAGTAGAAGCTGCTTTTAATGGTAAATCCCGTGGTGTCATAGAAGAACTTTTTAGTGCAGACGAAATAGCTAAAATGAAACGCTTAACTGACGTAGTGATAAGACAACAACCCGACAAGATAAGTGGTAAGGCAGGCGAAAACTGGTTTATGAAAGCAGTTAATAGGCTTTCTGGGGTAGGCGGGTTCACTTTAGGTTTAATTTTCCTTGATACTGCTACGGCAGCTACTGCTTCAGCTAGTCTTTTTGCGACTAAGAAAATAGTGCAGAATAGGGTGACTAAAAAAGCATTGACAGACGGTACTCAGAAGTTAAGAGAAGTGACAGACCCAGATAAAGTGGACTAATGCTTAGTGCTTTTATAACAAAAGTATCCCATTCCTTGTCTGTCATAGCGCGTCCGTTTTCGTTGAAGAATGCTCTGTTAACTAATGCGTATACCGTAAAATGCAAAAAACAGACAGCAAAAGCCACTTTTGGGTGGTGAAAAGCTAAGACAACAACTAAAAACCAGACTATAATTTTAAAAGTGTTAAGATACATAGCATAACAGTAACATAGGTGACTGACATGACACAACCAAGAGAACTAACGCCTCCTTACGTTTTTCTAAACGACCAAACAGTAGATCCTGCCCATCTACAAGCTACTGTGGTGCATATAGCGGAAGTCGTTAATCATATAAGGACTAATCTCAGCTTAATTCAAAGGGACGACACCCAACTGGCTGATAAATCAGTATCAATAAGAGCGTTAGCGGACGAAGTATACCTTAGTCTGTCTGATGCCGTTACAGAGGGCACTACTAGCGTACTTCTTCAAGCAATTACAGATAACCAAGAAACTCTGGCGCAGATACAAGCGGACGTTACTCAGGCGACGAACAACTCTGTTATTGCTGCGGGTTCAGTTGACGCGGTTACTGCTATGTTGGCTCAAGCTAATGATGCAGTATCCGCAGCACAGACGGCTGCCGATGCAGCATCCTTAGCAGCAACAGCAGCAGCAGCGGACGCGCGGAGCAGTGACAAGATTGAGCTACTAGACTTAATATCCTCTGAGACTAACCAATTTGTCATAAACGAAGGGTGGACAGTATCCCCTTTATCAGGTGTCTTCTACCTTAAATTCCCTACTACTAATACGGGGGCATCCACAGTGTCAGTTCACCAATTAACTGATACGTACCCAATTGTTAGTAAAGGGCAGCCTCTTACCTATTCTCAACTACGGACGGACACCGTTTACCCTGCTAAGTTTGACGGTACAGTGTTCGACATAGGTGTTTTTGGCCTAGTTGCCTTGTCTAACGCCAAAAACGGACAATACGCAGTCTATGAGAATGGGGCATTGGTGAACAAAGACGCATCATTCTATTTTGATGCCTCTGACTTTTCAGTGGTTAGTGACAGAGATAAACCTACTAAAGTAGAGATTTTTAATAATAAAGCAGGCGTGGTGTTCTCTGAAAATGGCGAGATACAGCCTATGGGTAACGGGGTATTCAGTGTTCTACCTAATAGAGTTCTTAACATGACACTTCACCTACAGGCAAAAACTGCTGAGTCGGACAAGAACAAAAACATATCAGTACGGTTTGTGGATTCTGAAGGTAACACGGTTAGGGTTGTTACCCTAACGGATGAAAGTATAGGTAACAGTACAAACCTGTTCACCATTAACGTACCTGAAATGCTTGAAGTAGGCACTGTAACTGAAGAGACCTTTGGTAGGTTTGAAGTTCAAATAGAAGATGCCGATACTGATAACCATTCTGGTGAAATTCATTTGGTAAAAGTTGGAGGTGTGTATGCCTAACACAGGAAGCCCTAAGTTAAGAAACAGAGAACATCAAAGAAAAGTAAAACTTGAAGGCGCGAATTTAGTAAGCAAGGCAATGACGGCTGGGACTTACGAACCTATGTGTGACAACTTTATTGTGACCCCAACGACAGATAGATCAGTTTTGGAAGTCTCTATTTATATAGATAATACATACAGTCGAAGCGTTAGCTCTAATACGTACGTCAGAGCTTGGAGTAAGTTTATTTATGTGGACGATAACGGAGACAGTACAGATAAAAACACAACTGCTACGGTTGAAGGTAACCGAGCTACGCAATATGCAGGTAACGCTTCGTACAATAAAATACACCATGAGGTAGTTTTAACTCAAGATGATTTGAATGCGAACGGTGATTGGGAGTTTAACGCGGAATTCTACGTGACAACCGATGATACATATATCACTACAGCGAATGCAACTGCTTACGTAAAAGAGGTTTTATAAATGTTAAGTAAAGAAGAATTAATCCAAATAACTATTGAAGCAGGCTTTCAGGTTGTGAAAAAGGACGCTAATAGTGCCCCTATGTACGTAGATAATGAAGGCAATAAGCAACCTATTGACGATAAAGCGCCTTTCATGTTTGACGCATTAAAGCAGAGAGCTAAACAAAAGGTTATAGACTTTTCCAAAGAAACCAGAGCTAATCTTAATGGGAACGCAACCAAAGAGCAGATAGGTGGTAGGCTTCTTAATGTTCAAATATTAGCATTACTAGATTCAGGCGTAGACTTTGAAAATTTGCCACAACACTACCAAGATTCAGTAAATATAAAGGTTGAAGGCGATCCTCGTTTTGGTGGCGACAAAGAAAACCTTTTTAAGTTTTGGCGAAAGCTGCAAGGGTTTAGCATGGTCGCTGATACGTGGGTTAGTGTTCTTGAGAATAATACGTTAACCGCTATCGGGGGCGCAGAAACAGGCGACCAACTTGAAGCTATTATTGATGACGCAACACAACAAGCAGCAGTTAAATTGGCTGAATTAGATAAACTCAAACAGGGGTAGTTGCTATGATAGTAAGCGTAGCAAAAGCAGCGTCTAAGTCGGTTTCAGATAATTCCTATATGTATGCAGGCACTGGGGGCACTGCTGCTGTTTATGGAGGCGTGTCTCAGAATACGATAGCTTTAGTCATAGGTGTAGTGTGTACAGTGCTAACACTGTGCGTCACTTTTTACTATAAGCGTAAAGAAGACATACGCAGGGAACGAGAGGAACAACGTAAAGAAGCGTTGTTCGAGCTTAAAACTAAAGGGCTTTTGGGGTAATGATATGTATATACCTGACCGTGTATGGCGGTTTATAGAACGGTGGGAAGGCGGAGACACTGCTACTAATGACAGTCTCGACACTGGCGGTATCACTAAGTTTGGTATCAGCCAGAATAATAACCCTACAGTAGACGTACTTAACCTAACTGCCGATAAAGCAAAGCAGGTTTACTATAAAAGATATTGGACAGTGGCATATTGTGATGAACTCCCTGAGTTCATGCGTCTTATCCAGATGAACTGTGCAGTTAACTGTGGTACTCGTACAGCTATTAAATGCCTACAACGAGTAGTCCGTGTTAAAGCCGACGGGAAGTTTGGTAATAAGACCAGAGAAGCGGTTAGGGGATATGGTGTTCGCCCTAGAATGTTCACTATTAACTACCTAAGCTACCAATGTCTGTATTATTGTAATATTGTTGAGAGAAGAAAATCTCAACATAAATGGTTACGTGGATGGGTTAAAAGAACCTATGACGCGTGTTGGGAAACAGCTATCAACTTCGGAGCTAAAAAATGAAACATACTATTTTAAGTTTTATATTTGCACTTGCGGTTAGTGCTTGCGCAACAAACGGCAACTCAGGCATCGGTGATGGTGTAGTCAGTGAAGGTGAAGCGGCTTTAATTCAGCTTGCTATCGAAGCAAAGCGAACGAAAGACCAACGCGACCATGAACAGGAGTTGGCGAGGATTAAATCAGGCAATACATCCTCGCAAGGTTCTACCATAAAAACAGTAAAAGAATCATTTACAGGTACTTATCACTTCTATGTTGTAGGTGACCCCAAACGGCACTTTCACGCTTCCTTTAGTAGTAATGGTTCTTTTACTGTTTTTACAAAGAAGGCTCGTACAGGCAGGTATGCGAGAAAAGGTAGCAGTCTAGTAATGACAAGTTACGCTTGGGACGTTTACGGAACACACTTTGATGAAGAATTAACTATAAAGTGGAACATAGTCAGCCCTAGTAGAATCGAAGGAGGAAGCTGGGGCGGTACTCCTATGTACGCAATCACAAAGTGAAGAAGTTAGTTTTAATTGCTTGCTTATTATCTTCTGCGTGCGGAACGATAGGAAACGGGCGCATTGATGGGGCAGAGGCAACGCTGTGGAATACAGCGGTGACTGTAGGCTCATATAAATTAACGGGTGGCTTGGTTGGCTCTTCTCTTTTAATAAAGAAATCAGAAGCACCTGTTAATCCAATGGTGGGGAGCTTCGATTTTTTCGTAACGGGTGACACTACGAAAAACAAACACTTCACTATTCGATTTAAAGATGATGGTTCTTTTCATATTCTGAACAACCGCAATGCGGTTGGTGCATATGAAGTTGAAGGCGATAAGTTGTATATGACATCTAAAGGGTTCAGTAAGAATAAAGAAACAGCCTTAACGCTTGCTTGGTCTATTGTTAACGAGAGTCATCTGACAGGCATTTCTCCTACAGGTAGAAAAATGTTCGCAATAAGGAGTTAGTAGCATGATTAAAATGCACAAGCACTCTTTCTTGCCCTTCTTGAGAACAATGCAAGAAATCTACGATATAGAAAAAGTAGACACTGCTAAGTATAAGTGGTTTATGTCAAGAACTGACGAGGTAGCAGTAAACGTACGAAATAACACCATCACTATTGTCTGCCAAGGTACTGAGCCAAAAGTCCGTGATTGGTTTCAGAACTTGTGGGCTTTTAGCCGTGAATGGGGCACTTGGGGGCGAGTTCATGGAGGCTTTGCGAAAAACATATCCCGCGTTCTAGGTAGAGAGAACGATAAGAACTCTCTTATTAGTTTCTGTTTGTCCCATATAAGTGAAGGTTATAAGGTGCAGTTATTAGGGCACAGCCGTGGTGCTGTGCTCGCAGCGTTACTAGCAACAAAG